ATCTAGTTTTACTATCTGATAGCTTTGCGGCTACCACGCTTGCGATGATGATCAGGTCTGATAGGCGGACGGTCATGGTTCGACCAAGACTAATCAAGTTTTCGCCCTCGGTACAATCAGTAATGTGTAGTTCGTTTACTTGCATTTTATTTACCTCCGAGGGCGATGCGCTGAAGCTCTGAAATTGTATATTCGCCATCCTCGTCAATTTGGATATATGATGCGTCGGAAGGGATCTGCTCAATATAACATCTTGCTGCAATGCGATGGTCCCATCCATCGAAATCCGGGAGTGGGTTGTGCGTTGACAGCTCGACTCCTTCCTCATCGGAAACGTGAAACACTGTGTTGGCGTCGTTGAATCTTATTCGATATTTCATTTTATACCTCCTACGGAATAGAGCGCAGCGCGCCCTCGCATACCCGCTCTGACCGGGCATGGTGAGGATGAGCTAGAAGTTAGTTAAATCAGCATCCAGCGCAAAGCGCCTGTCACCGAAATCGATCACAGACAAGGCGCGGCGTGTATCACCTTTGGAGACCTGAATCTTTGACCACGCAATGAAGGGGAATCCTGCAATCTCGCCACGGCCTGACCATGCGCGCTCGCTATAGTTTTTTGCTGAATCCTCAAAATCAGCAAGTGTTTCATGTGTTTCAACAGCCTCAACCATCCAGTCATATTCTGGGTCATGAAGCTCTTCTGAGGTCGCTTCATCAAACGCTGCAAGCTTTTTTTCAAATGTTTTCATAATTACCTCCTACGGAATAAGGTGAGTATGCGCGCGTTGGCGTACAATGTCAAGCCGCATATAGTAGGGGTGCATGCTTGACCCCCTATATGTTGGGGTTTTGAAAATATATTTTCTACAGTTGACATTTTTATTGTGTTATTGCAATAATTGGCGATGGTTTTCGAGTGCTGTTTGCCATAAAGACAGAGCAACGGTTTTTTGTGTTACCGGATAAAAAACAATATGGTGATATTGACGTATAATGGTTTAGTTACAATCATGGCGGCAGGACATTGCCGTTTCAGCCTGTGGAGTGGATGCAATAGCAGCCACGATGAAGCAGGAACCAGCATTAGCATCATGCTAATCGAATCCCCTGAATTTATTCATGGGGAGGATGTCAACAGTCAATTTTGCTAAGTGCGAGCCAGTGCGCCTTTCACCTTTCTGCACACCGCGACCTAAATTGGGATTTCAGCAATGAATTTCACGCTGCGTAACCTTGCCCCCTGGTAGACCATCAAGGGATAAGAGAAAGGGAAGCTATCGTTTTTGAAACAATACCACAGGAACATAGGTGTGATTAAAGGTTGCATTCCACCGCAGTATAGGTGTAGTATACCTGAATGTTGGCTCGCACTGACATCATGCGCCCTTGGTCTAACCATCCGGGGCGCTTTATTTTTCCTAAAGCTGTGCTACAGTAGCCGCATGGATAGCACCGGTTGCTCAGCATGACTGATCCTCAATTGGCATGTGCATCATGGCGCAGGCTGAGGCTGCTTACATTACATAAGCAGCCGGTATGCCGGTGTGGGAGAGCGGCGACTGAAGTCGACCACATCATCCCACGGTCACTCGGTGGAACAAACGATGAGGACAACCTGCAAGCAATGTGCCATTCGTGCCATACACGCAAAACATTCTCAGAGCAGGGGCGGGCGCGGAAGCAGGCGAACGGCTGGCCAAAAGGGGTAGGGGTATGAAATTCCTTCAGGACTGGCTGTGGAAAACCGAACAGGTAATACATATTTTTCGCATGCGAGTTTTCGGCTAAATGGGACTAAGAGGTCCCCCCAAGAAACCGACGGCTTTGAAAGTTGTCCAAGGCACCGCATCCACAAAAGCAAATTCAAAACATCCGCAACCGAAGAGCGCAGGCGTTAGCTGTCCAAACTGGATCGGCATCCATGGCAAACAGCTTTGGTCGAGCGTCTATCCTCAGTTGAAACAACTTGGCCTTATAAAAAAACTTGACCGTGAGGCTCTTGCCATAGCCTGCCACGCATTTCATGAATACCGCATTGCGACCGCAGCGTTTGATCCAACGGAGGACACAACGGACATGCGCCGCATTGGGCAGAATGCAAATGAAGCATTCCACCGCTGGGAACGGATGATGAAACAGTTTGGAATGACACCTGCATCGAGAGAGGGGTTATCCGCACCCGCACCGCCAGATGAAGCGGCAGAATTCTGCCCATGAAAACGCTGATCAAATACGCCCAGGAATCTACCGGCTGCGAAAAACAACAGGCAGCATGCCATCGGTTCATGGCTGATTTTGATGACGGTAGATTGTTTTTTGATGAGGAAGCATTTCACCGCGTATGTCGTTTTTTTGAGGTATTGCGTTTTACCAAGGGCGAATGGCGTGGGGTGTCATTTGAATTGCAACCTTGGCAACGTTTCATCATCGGTAATCTGTTTGGATGGAAGTTGAAGGCCACGGGCCTGCGCAGATTTAGAACTGCGTTTATCATGATTCCACGGAAAAATGGTAAAAGCGAATTGGGGGCAGGCATTGGTTTATATCTTGCCTTTGGCGATAAAGAGCCCGGTGCTGAAGTTTACAGCGCAGCGACAAAACGCGACCAGGCCAAAATAGTGTTCGACCAAGCATCACAGATGATACGACTTTCGGCTATGAAATCGTATGTCGGAATTCATCAAGGGAATTTACATCAATTACAATCCGGCAGTAAATTTGAGCCGCTATCATCTGACAGTAAAACAATGGACGGCTTGAATGTGCATGGCGCAATCATTGATGAGGTTCACGCCCACAAGACGCGCGAGGTTATTGATCTGCTTGACACTGCAACCGGCGCGCGACGACAGCCTATGCTTGTTCAGCTCACAACGGCGGGTGTTCGTGGCGAGAGCATTGGCCGCGAGCAATATGACTATTCAGCACAAGTTCTTGATCAGACTTTAGATGATGATACCTTTTTCGCTTTTATCACGGAGGTTGAGGACGGTGATGACTGGCGCGATGAAGATGTATGGTGGAAGGCAAATCCTAACCTGGGTGTATCGGTGAAACTTGAAGATATGCGCAGAAAAGCAATCAAGGCGAAAGCTGTTCCTGCTGCGCAGAATGCGTTTAGGCGCATGCATCTAAACGAGTGGACTGAGCAAGCGAATCGCTGGCTTGACTTACCAACATGGGATGCATGTAAGCGACATCCATTCCCGAATCTTGATGGACTGCGTTGTGTTGGCGCGCTTGATTTATCGTCAACATTAGATTTATCAGCACTCATATTGCTGTTTGAGAATGGGATGATATTGCCCAGATTCTGGTGTCCCGAACAACGGATAGATCAGCGCAGCCATGATGATCAGGTTCCATACCGCGCATGGGTTGAGGCTGGGCTACTCACAGCAACCGAAGGGCGCACCGTTAATTATGATTTTATCCGTGCCGACATCAACAACATGCGAGAAATATATCAGATGGATCAGATGGCAATTGATAGATGGAACGCAACGCAACTCACGCAGCAATTGAGAGATGACGGCCTTGATGTAGTGCCATTTGGACAGGGGTTTGTTAGTATGGCATCGCCAACTAAGGAGCTTGAGAGGATGATTGTCGCCAGAGAATTACAACATGATGGCAACCCTGTAATGCGCTGGATGATCAGCAATGTGGCTGTAGCGATTGACCCGGCAGGAAACATGAAGCCTGCAAAAGACAAAAGCCGGGAGAAAATTGACGGCGTGGTCGCGTTGATAATGGCCATCGGTCTCCATTTGCAACATCATGATACAGGCTCAGTATATGATAACTGTGCAGAGTTGATGGTTGTATGATCTGGGATGCGGCAATAATTTTCGGTTTGGGCTGTATCACAGCAGGGGCATGGATGTGGTCACCTGTTGCTGGACTTATAATCGCGGGGCTTAGTCTTGTCTTGCTGGGGGTGATGAATGATAGGAGCTAATTTCAGGAGTATGTTTGCTGCAAGCAAAACAGCGCCTGCTCCGTTGCGGGACCCGTCACTTGTTAACCTGTTTGGATTGAGGCCGACAGCAAGCGGCCAAAACGTTACTCCAGATACAGCCATGCGGGTAACAGCGGTCATGGCGGCGGTCAGGGCGATAAGCGAATCAATAGCAAGTTTGCCTCTGTTTCTTTATCAGCGAGGACGGAAGGGAGGCAAGTTCCGCGCGTTCAATGAACCGCTATACAAGATTCTACACGATCAACCTAATCAATGGCAAACCAGTTATGAATTTCGCGAAATGATGATGGGGCATGTGTTGCTTCGTGGTAATGCTTATGCGCAAATTATTCCCGGTAGGTCAACGCCTGTTGCGGAGTTGGTGCCATTGCACCCGGACAAGGTACTCCCATTTAAGTCGCCTGATGGAAGTGTTGCATACGTATATCAAAAACCGAGTGGAAAGCAACGTATTCTTTTAGGCCGTGAGGTACATCATCTTAGAGGTTTTAGTAGCAACGGTTTGGTTGGCCTTAATCCAATTGAGTTTGCCCGTGAGACAATCGGCGTGGCTCTTGGTGCGGAGGAGTACGGCGCACGATTTTTTGCAAATGATGCAACGCCTAGAATTGTGATTGAACATCCTGGGCATTTCAAGGACAAGGAATCCCGCATTGCCTTTCGTAATGCATGGCAGGCAGCGCAGGCAGGCGATAACCGGCATAAAACTGCCGTGCTTGAGGATGGCTTATCCATCAAGGAACTCGGCCTGAGCAATAAAGATTCCCAATTTCTAGAAACGCGCCAATTCAGTTTGAACGATATCGCACGCATTTTCCGTATTCAGCCTCATCGCATCGGAGACCTGAGCCGAAGCACGAACAACAATATCGAACAGCAAAGCCTGGAATATGTGATTTATACGCTTAGGCCGTGGCTGGTAAACTGGGAGCAGTCTTTGACAAGGGACTTGCTTTTGACACCTCGGACGAAACAGTCGTTTTTCATCCAGTTTCTTGTTGATGCTTTATTGCGGGGAGATACAAGTAGCCGGTTTGAAGCTTATGCAAAGGCCCGGCAATGGGGGTGGATGTCGGTTAATGATATTCGGCGACTTGAGAATCAGAACACAATAGGTGCATCCGGGGACACATATCTTACACCGTTAAATATGCAGCAGGTTGGCCAGCGGCAGATCGCGCTTGAACGGGTAGCTGCCGAGCGAGTTGTGCGGCGCGAGGAAGCAAATTCTCAGATTGATATTGAAAAACACGCAGCATGGATTAAGCAAATATTACTTGTTGACGATGATAAATCTATGGCAATAGCAAAGGGTCACGGGCAGCCGGATCGGGTAGAAAACATTTTGAATATATTACAAGGAGACATTTTATGAAAGGCATGCGATTTGAAGCGAAAGACAAAAAAGGAACCGTGCTTATATATGATAGTATCGGGCCATATTATGAAGGGGTGAGCGCCAAAGGCTTCGCCCATGAACTTGGCAACCTTGGTGAGCTGGATCAGCTTGATGTACACATCAACAGCCCAGGGGGAAGTGTGTTTGATGGGTTGGCGATTTATAACACGCTCAGACAACATCCAGCGCAGATCAATACCATCATTGACGGTGCGGCATTATCTATTGCCTCTGTGATTGCACAGGCTGGCAAAACGGTAACGATGAAACGGGGAAGCATGATGATGATACACGATCCATGGACTGTTGTTCTTGGCAATGCTCAGGATTTAATCAAAGAGGCAGCCGCACTGGACAAAGCAAAAGTCGGGATGCTTGCAGCTTACGGTGAGCACAGCGCTTTATCTCTTGATCAATTATCGCAAGCAATGGGTGATGAGACATGGTATACCGCCGATGAGGCAGTAACTGCCGGGCTGGCAACAGCAGCAGAAGATACCTCAGCCGTTGCATTATGGTTTGATCCGGAAGCGATGGGATTTCATAATATTCCGAAGGACAGCGCTCCTGCAATTGATGATGAGCCATGGCGCGTGCGACTGATGCGTCGTCGCCTTGATCTTTTATCGTTAACTTGATGGTTTACTTTTTTGAAAATTTGAACTATTCTGTGCTCGTTTACAGTTGCCCAATGGCAGCCTTTGACAATCATCGGCCTCCCAATGGTGGCGCAGGATTGGATCGAGCATTAAAACGCGCGAGACATACCTTGCGCATACTATAAGGAGATTAACAATGCTAAATAAATTACGAGAGGAACGCGGTAAAGCTATTGCTGCCGCACGCGGTATCCTCGATCAGGCAGAGGGCGCAGGCCGGGAACTGACTGATGAGGAATTAGGGAAACATGACGAGCTTATTGCGCGTCAGGATGATCTGCGCAAGCAGATTGCCAGTATCGAAAAACAGGATGATTTGGAGCGCGAAGCGCTGGCAAGCATTTCCCCTGAAATTGAAAGTCAGGCCAACGCTGAAGAAGGCGACCCCATTGTCGCATTGCAGCATTATCTAATGAATGGGTTCGTTCCGAACAGCCGAGATGGTGAAATGTTGGCGGCACTGCAATCAGATGTTGATCAGGCCGGTGGTTTTTTGGTTCCGGAACAGACACTGAATCAATTGATCAAAGCCGTTGATGATGTAACCTTCGTTCGAAGTCTAGCAACTGTGATCCCGGTGCAGGGAGCCGACTCGCTTGGCGTGCCGACGCTGGACGCTGATCCGGCGGATGCCGATTGGACAAGTGAACTATTGACCGGCAATGAAGACAGTACTATGGCATTCGGTTCAAGGAGCCTTTCCCCACATCCACTTGCTAAACGTATCAAAGTCAGTCAGACCTTGCTGCGCCGATCTTCACAGCCGATTGAGGCATTGGTAGCCGCTCGTTTGGGTTACAAATTCGGGATCACTTTGGAGAAGGCCTTTTTGACCGGGTCTGGTAGTCAGCAGCCACTGGGAGTTTTTACAGCTAGCTCTCAGGGGATCAGCACTGGCCGCGATGTTGCGGCAGCTTCAGCTACTGCGTTGGCTGGCGATGATCTGATCAAAACGAAGTATGCCCTTAAGTCCCAGTATCAGGCCACTGCCCAGTGGTTACTGCATCGTGATGTTTTGTCATTGGTCGCCCGAATCAAGGATACGGCCAATAACTACATCTGGCGTGCCGGGCTTTCTGGAAATGATCCTGATACGCTTTTGAATCGTCCTATCAATATGTCTGAATATGCGCCGAACACGGTGACCACGGGACAATATGTTGCGATGTTTGGCGATTTCAAACAGTATTGGATAGCCGAAGATAGCCAGTTTCAGTTGCAGCGGTTAAGCGAGCTTTACGCTGAGACGAATCAGGTTGGATTCATCGGACGGCAGCATGCCGATGGTATGCCTGTTCTTGAAGAGGCGTTTGCACGTCTCAAAATGGCATAAGGAGAAATGACATGAAATCATTCAAGCAAGAAGCTGATGTTTCTCAAAGCATCAAACCGGCTGCATATACAGCCACTGTGACCGGCAGCTCTGTCGACGCTGCAAATTATGATGAGGCCATGGTTGTTATTGACCCAGGCACCATCACTGACGGTACGCATACGCCGAAGCTGCAAGAATCTGCTGACAATAGCACATTCACAGACGTTGCAGCGGCTGATCTGGACGGTGCTTTTGCCGCAATTGCAACAGCAACTGTCCAGAAGGTGGGCTATATCGGCAGGCTGCGATATTTGCGGGTAGTGAGCACGGTTGCAAGTGCGACTACAGGCGGTGTTTATTCGGCTACCCTGGTATTGGGTGGGCTGAGGAAGCGTCCGTAAATGTAATCAGATGGCGGGGGTGGATATTCATCCCCGCTGTTTTACTGTTAAAAGGAGACGAAATGAAAGTGAAATTGAAAACACGTTATTGTTCGCCAACGAAACAAGCTGATCCTGGATCTGTGATTGATGTATCCAAAACCGAGGCTGATCAGCTGATCGAGCATGGATGTGCTACAAAAGTGGCAGAGGCATTCAAGAAAAAATAATGTCGCTAATCCTTGTAGCCGACCTGAGCAGTGAGCCAATCACGACGGCTGATATGAAACTATTTCTGCGGGTTGATATTGCTGATGATGACGCATTGATTGGTAAATTGATCACATCTGCAAGGAGATATGTGGAAGATCATACATGGAGATCACTTGGTGTCGAGACTTGGAGGCAGGAACTTGATTCATTTCCATCTTGCATCAACTTATATCGCGGGAAAATTGGAAGTATTACGTCATTGAAATATATTGATACAGATGGTGTGTTGCAGACGTTGACAGGGTTCCGGGAAGATTTGAACAGCGAACCAGCACGCCTTTTCCCGGCATATGGTAATGTTTGGCCGTCTACCCGATCTGACCCGGCTGCGGTGCAGATTACATATGCGACCACCGGAGATACTGACGAACAATTATTACATGCCGTGAAGCTACTTGTTGCGCATTGGTATGAGCACCGCGAGGCTGTAACTGGAATGAAATTGACAGAAATGCCGATTGCGGTAAATAGCCTTCTTTTGCCAAGGATGATCACCGGATGATCGGTGCAATGCGAACACGCATCGTGATCGAACAGCCTGCAACAACGCAGAATGCATATGGCGAAATTGTCAATGCGTGGTCTACGTTTGCAACACGGTGGGCAAAGAAGACAATCAAGGGCGGAAAAGAGGGTGAACTTGCTGGCGCAATTAGACAGCAGGCATCTGCTGAATATACACTCCGGAAGCTGGTAGGAGTGACCACACAGATGCGGATTACTGATGGCGGCACAGTATACAACATACTGGATGCTGAGTCAGATCAATATGGTAAGACCACACGCCTGCTGGCACGGGAGGTAACATGAGTGTTGAGTTCCGCGTTATCGGAGAAGCCGAATTACAAAAAGAGCTTGGCGGTTTACCAGAACGAATACGCAGAAATGTGGTAACGACAGCCTTACGAAAAGGGGGCCGTGTTATTGTCAAGGAGGCGCGGGTGCGAGCGCCAAGGGGGAAGACTGGTCGCTTGCGCAAATCGATTGGAACAAAATTGATTCGAGAAGGAAAGGAACGCTCTTTGCAGGTCGGAGTGCGCCGCAGTTCAGGCGTGTTTTATGGGCACCTTGTTGAGTTTGGCCACGGCGGGGCAAAGGCGGCTTCGCCGCACCCGTTTTTAGAGCCGGCAGTACAATCAACTAAAAGCGCAGTGCTTGCTGCAATACGCACTGAGATTGAAGCCTTTCTTAAAGTGTTGCGATGAGTGTTGAGACTGATCTCTACACGATGATTACCAGTGATGCCGGGGTTGCTGCTCTGGTTGGAACTCGCGTATTCCCGCTAGTAGCAGGAACTAATGCAGCGTTGCCGCTGGTTGTATATCGCCGGACGGGGGACGCGCAGGTGAGGGGTATGGGTGCCGACGCAATGACCCAGTCTATATTCAGACTGGACTGTTGGGCTGTTACATTCTCGGCTGTAAAACAGTTATCAGATGCAGTAGTAGCTGCGGTAGACCGTCAGTCTGCTGGCAGCATTAAAGCAATTTTGAAAAATGATGAAACACCGATCAGGGATGACGTGACCGGCGACTATCGAATATCCATAGGAGTGGAGGTCTCTCATGCCTGATGTTTTGACAAACGCAAAAATATATATAGGTGGCCTTGACGTTTCCGGGCAGGCAAACAGCGTGGCGCTTAACCATGTTGTTGATGCCAAGGAAGTGACGACTTTTGGAAATGATACCCAGATAAATACTGGTGGCTTGAGACAACTATCAATGCAGGTTGAGGGCTTTTGGCAAAGCATAGACGATGCATTGTTGTTTCCCGGAATCGGCGGTCGCCAAGTTGTTACGCTGATGCCTGATGCAGCGACGGTCGGTAATAGAGCATTTACGGCGGCTGCAATTCAGTCTGAATATACCCCTGGGGCCGGGGTTGGCGATCCGTTGGCATACAGCATTTCTTTTGATGGAGCCGGTAATCTTGGCCGTGGACAACTGAATATCGTTGGCACTAAAACGGCAACAGGAAATGGCGCGGCACAACAATTGGGTGCATTGTCATCGACACAAAAGATGATAGCCGCATTGCACGTGTTGGCTGTTTCTGGCACAGCCCCGAAACTAAATGTTACAATTGAAAGCGATAGCACATCAGGATTCGCATCGCCAACAACTGTTGGAACATTTGCGCAAATAACGGCAGCCGGTGGCTATGATCTTGTCATTGACGGTCCGATCACTGACACCTATTTTAGGCTGGTGTTTACTATCAGTGGCACCAGTCCTAGCTTTACCCTGGCCGGAGCGCTAGGCATTACGGTATAAGGAGCAGTAAAATGGCACAGACAGTATTCACAAACGGGTTTTGCAGCGTGGCTGCAAACGATATATCATCCAGCGTCCGAGCAATGACCTTAAATTATTCGGCTGATACGCAGGAAGTTACCGCAATGGGTGACGACACGCAGATAAATTTGGGAGGGTTGAAAAACTGGAGTCTTGAAGTTGAACTGAATCAGGACTTCGCATCGTCTGCGCTTGATAGTATTCTTTTCCCTCTACTCGGAACCAGCGTGGCAATTGAGATCAGGCCTGATGCCGGTGCTGTTAGCACGAGCAACCCGAAATTCACAGGCTCCGGCATCATTACTGATTACCCGCCATTAGGCGGGAGTGTCGGCGATGCTGAGACGACAAAAATAACTATCGTATCTGCCGCATCGCTTGTAAGGGCGACGGCATGAGCCTTGACAGGGCAGCCATTCTTGCCGCTGATGATCGTGTGTCGGTCGAGGTTGATGTGCCGGAATGGGGCGGCACGATTTATCTTCGGGGATTAAGCGTCGGAAGGCGTGATCGTTTGATTGAATCGCTCAAGGATGCAAAACTTGATGATATCCGCATTGCGTTATTTATTGAGTCAATCTGCGATGAATATGGCAAGCCTATATTTAAGCAATCAGATGCAAAAAAGCTGAAAGATAAGTCTGCCAGTGTGATTGACCGTTTGACCGAGCATCTTGAGAGGATGAATGCGGACACGGAGGATGAGCGGGAAAAATAATAAGCCGCCTGAATGCAGGTCGCGTGTTTATTTTTCAACTGGCACTACACCTGCATAAAACGGCGGCTGAGATTGAGTCGTTGTCGCAATATGAGTTGGTCGAATGGCAAGAATTTTTTGCGCTTGAATCGGAGAAAAAGGAGGCACAGGAGTTGGAAATGCGCGCAGTATCAAGGGTGAAACATGGCTAGTATAGGGTCTCTCTTCGTTCGCCTTGGCCTGGATGTGCCCGGATTTCAGCGGGATACAAAACGAGCACAGCGACTGACAAAACAGTTCAAAGGCAAATGGCAGCGTGATTTTTCATCCATGAAGAAATCTGTTTTTTCATTGCGTGGTGCGCTACTTGGCTTGGGTGCAGGCGTGGTCTTCAAGTCGATACTTGATAACACCATTGAACAGGAAGCCGCATTCAGGCAGGTGCAGCAGGCTATCGTTTCAACAGGCGGTGCCGCTGGGCTCTCAGCTAAAGAGATTGAAAAGATGGCCGCTGGATTCCAGGATGTCACCACATTTGGCGATGAAGCAATTCTTCGTGTTCAATCGAAGATTCTCACATTTACCGGGATCACGAAGAAAAATTTCGGTGCCACGACAGAAGCGGTGCTTGATCTTGCTACCCGCATGCAGGGTGACTTGAACGGGGCAGTTGTACAGTTGGGCAAGGTGCTAAATGATCCGGTTGCAAATTTAAGCGCACTTTCGCGTGTTGGTATTCAGTTTACAGAAAGTCAGAAGTCCATGATTCTTTCATTGGCTCAATCAGGTGATCTACTCGGGGCGCAGTCAATTATTCTTAAGGAATTAAGCAAAGAGTTTGGCGGCTCCGCCAGAGCGGCAAGAGACACTTTCGGAGGCGCATTGAAATCGCTGGGGAATGCCTTCGGAGACTTGTTGGAGGGTAAAACAGGGTTGAAACAGGCGCAGAAAGAATTGGAAGGCGTGACTAAACTTTTGCAAGACCCGAAAATGCAACGAGCGGCAGACAATCTGACAAGCGCGCTGATCGCAGGATTCTCAAACTTGATTGCATTATTGGTTCCTGTTTCTCGTGGAATTGACGGAATACGACTATTTATTGATGGGCTTGCCTTGTCCGTCTTGAATGCTTTTGACACGATTGTATTGGGAGCACAGAAAGTTGAAGAAGTCATGGGTAAATTACCGGGGAGCTTTGGCGCGCCATACAGAAAGGCTGCCAAAGACATAGGCGCATTCCGGTCCGAAATTGATTTATTGCGGAATGGTATTTCGGCTACAGGGGCAAAAGACTTATCGGCTGTTCTGGGTGATCCCGTAAAATTTTCTGCTGTTGGTATTGAGCATAAGAAAAATGCACAGGCAATAGGGGAGGAGGTTAAAGCTACCATTAGCCTCGCCTCTGCTACAAATAAAGCAACGGATGCTGTTTCTAAATTACCAAAAGAGACAAAGAAAGCCAGCGCCGCAGCGCAAGAATTGGGTATCACCTTCTCCAGTGCGTTCGAGGATGCAATCATCAGCGGCAATAAATTCAGCGATGTACTGAAAGGGTTACTCCAGGACATCCTCCGGATCATAGCCAGAAAAACAGTTACAGAACCGCTCGCAAATGCTGCATCAAGCCTATTCTCAGGATTCAGTTTCGGTAGCTTGCTTGGCTTTGCAGATGGTGGCCAGCCGCCGGTTGGCGTCCCTTCGATTGTCGGTGAGCGAGGGCCGGAAGTGTTCGTTCCCCGCACAGCCGGAACTATTATCCCGAACGGCGGAGGTGGTGATGTAACAATCAATCAGTCAATTACTGTAAATGGGAATGGTGACGCTGCCCTTGCGCATGCTGTTGAGATTGCAGCGAATCGTGGCGCACAACAGGGATATGCAATGGTAAATAATGACCTCAGACGCAACGGGCCACTTCGGTCGGCACTGGCATGAGCGCATTCCCTTCAATCATCCCATCATCGGTGGAGTGGTCGCTTATATCTAACACGCAGTCATTCCGTTCACCCATGGACGGATCGGTGCAGACGCTTGAGAATGCCGGTTCCCGATGGCGCGCGCTGTTACGGTTCAAAAATCTTTCAGATTCTGATGGCAGGACGCTGCTTGCATTCATGGTTGCTCTTCGCGGGGAGGCAGGGCGCTTTACTTTATACGATCACTCTCACCCGAACCCCGCCGGTATCGCAACGGGTTCTCCGCTTGTCAATGGCGCATCCCAGACCGGCGGCACACTGATAACTGACGGATGGACAAACAGCGTAACCGGAATACTCAAAGCCGGTGATTATATCGGCGTGAATGGTGAGTTGAAAATGGTCACGTCTGACGTTGATTCAGATGTTACAGGAAAGGTAACGCTGACTATCGAGCCTCCATTGAGATCGTCCCCTGCTGACAATGCGGTTATCACAACGGTGAAGCCAACCACTAATTTCAGGCTTGTTGATGATAATCAGGCCAAGAGCTCTATAACAGCACCGTTCATACATCAAGTCTCAATCGCTTGCATTGAGTCTTTCACATGAGCCGTACACTAACTGCAGCCGCCAAGGCAGCTTCACAAGATGAAGTTGTACGTCCTGTTTCTCTGGTCGAGTTGGATTTCTCGTCAGGGTTTGTCCGGGCAAATTCCGCGCCGATTGATATTGTTGCTTTTTCCAATACATTCCTTGGCGTTGGGAATCTGGGAGCGATCACTTCATCCGGAGAGGGGGCCGACCTGCAAGCGCGGGGAATTTCACTTCAGCTATCAGGGATCCCAACAGCCCTTGTATCCATTGCACTGGGCGAGCATTATCAGGGCCGGTCATGTAAAGTGTGGATGGGGCTTCTGGATTCCAGCCATGTTCTAATTGCCGATCCTGTGCTGATGTTCGATGGACGCATGGATACGATGGACATCAACATGGGCGAGACGGCAGTCATAAACGTTACAGCTGAATCACGGCTGTCAGACTGGGAGCGGCCACGGATACGCCGGTACACGAATGAGGATCAACAGAATCAGTATCCAAATGACAAGGGCTTTGAATTCGTGCCCCAAATGGCAGACAAGCAATTGATATGGGGGCGGACATGAGGGTTGATGGATGGCCGGAGATTCTTCATGCGGAGATTGAGTCTGCGCGTGATAAGCCGTTCGTCTGGGGTAAATGTGATTGCTGCTTGTTTGCAGCAAACGTGGTCATGGCGATGACTGGCAATGATTACGCCTCAGAGTTCAGAGGCAAATACAACACGGCCAAGGGCTCGGCTAAGGCGCTAATTAAATATGGGCACAAAACACTCTCTTCCACGATGAATGAGAAATTGCCGTCAGTCCGGTTCCCGAAACGTGGTGATGTTGTTATGGCTATCGTCTCAGGTGAAGAGGCTCTGGGAATTTGCATTGGCGCGATGTGTGTATTCAAGGCTCCTGACGGCGTGGTGCAGATGCCAGTTTGTGACATTGCTGCCGCATGGGAGGTGAGCTAATGCCTCCGGTAATACTTGGCCTCGGGGCATCCATAGCGTTATCCGGAGGGGCAACCGCAGCGTTTACGCTCGGTGCTATTTCACTTACCGCACTGTCAACAGCATTCAGTATTTCAGTTGGTCTGGTTTTAGCTTCTGCTGGAAACTTTCTTATCGGCAAAATATTCAAACCGAAAATGCCATCCGGACCAACGTTTACAACCGAGGCACGCGACAGAGTGCAAATGTTCCGGTCACCCATTGCTACGCGCCGAATAATTTATGGAGAAGTGAAAGTTTCCGGGCCACTTATATTTGCATCCAGCACCGGAACAACAAATGAATTTCTGCACATGATTATTCCATTGGCCGGGCATGAGGTGGACAGTATTGGCGATATATACCTTGGGGATACGCTTTCCACTGATTCACGATTTACCGGATTTATCAGAATCACAAAACATACAGGATCAGCGATACAGGCAGCCGATGCAAACACCGTAGCTGATGTTACTGAATGGACAAACAAGCACACGCTGTCAGGTGTTGCATATCTGGCTGTCAGACTGAAATGGGATCAGAATGTATGGGTATCGGGTATCCCGAACATTTCTGCAATTGTGCGTGGCAAGAAAGTGTTCGATCCAAGAAATTCCACAACTGTATGGAGTGACAATCCGGCTTTGTGCATCAGGGACTATCTGGCGTCCGCCGATGGCTTTGGTCTGACCGCTGCTGAGGTGGATGATCCGTCAATCATCACCGCTGCAAATATCTGTGATGAACTGGTAGCCGATGGTGCCGGGGGAACACAAAAGAGATACACTCTCAATGGCACTGTTGATCTTGGTGATACTCCCGGAACTATAATGGCTAGCATGCTCACAAGCATGGCCGGTGCTTTGACATTCTCGCAGGGGCTTTACCGTACATTCTCAGGGGCATACGTCACGCCGACTGTCACGCTCACTGAATCAGACTTGCGCGGTGAAATTAAAGTCAGTCCACACCTGTCAAGAAAAGACCTGTTTAATGGTGTGCGTGGTGTCTATGTTGATCCGTCTAAAAACTGGCAGCCGGGCGACTTTCCACCGGTAACTAATTCGACTTATGAAACGCAGGACGGTGGCCAACAGATCATGCGTGATATTCAATTGCCTTACACAACTGACAATATCATGGCCCAGCGAATTGCCAAAATACATTTGGAGAAGTCACGGCAGGGAGTGACATGCACGTTCCCAGCAAAACTTACCGCATTGGAATTATCTGTCATGGACACGGTATCAGTCACAATCGCACGTTTCGGCTGGGCTGCAAAAGTGTTCCGCATTTTGCAATGGTCCCCAGCTCAGGATGGTGGAATTGACTTGGTAATGCAGGAAGAGGCTTCCGGTGTTTACGCATGGGCGAATGGTGATCCGACAATAATAGACTTGGCCCCCAACACGAACCTTCCTGATCCATTTACACTTGCGCCACCCGGAAACTTAACGGCGGTTGAATCGCTGTATCAAACGTCAGGAAGTGCCGGAGTAAAAGCAAAGGTTTCGCTTTCATGGAATGGATCGGCTGCCCAAGTACAGCATTATGAGGTTGAATATAAATTGAGTTCTGATACGACATGGCTCACAGCAGGAATGACATCCGGGACAGACATTGAGATTCTGGATATTGCCGCTGGTATATTCGACTTCCGTGTGCGAGGCGTGAGCTATATCGGCGTTACGTCACTTTGGACAACTTTGACGCAATCAATTTCAGGGCTGGCCGCTGCACCGTCAGATATTACAGGGCTGTCCACACGGGTGTCAGGATCATCAATGGCGTTGTCATGGGACAGACCGACCGACCTTGATGTATTGATCGGTGGCTTTGTCCGTGTACGTCATACGCCGAAAACTTCCGGGGCTTTATGGCAAGATGGAATTGAAATTGCCAAGATTCCAGTGACAATGACAACTGTTCTTCTGCCGCTTCTGCCCGGAACATACATGGCGAAGCTTGTTGATAGTTCCGGTATTGAATCGGTCAACCCTGTTTCAATTACCGACGGGGCGCAGGCACTGAATGTTTTAAATGTCGTGGCAACTGTTACTGAATCTCCCGGATTTGCAGGGGTAATGACAAATGCGGTAAATGATGCCGGGACACTGAAACTTGTCGGGAGAACAATGTGGGATTCCGTACCGGGTAACATTGATGATTGGATCGATATTGATTCTCTTGGCGGCGTAGCCACAAGCGGTGAATATGCTTTTGCTTCCACCTTTGACCTTGGCGCTGTTTATACTAGCAGACTTACAATTGCAGTTGACGCAACATCAGGGATAACCTCTAACTCGGTGGACACTTGGGGCTTGATTGATTCCCGCGTGGACATTGATGGGATTGTTGGATCGATTCTTGCTGATGCCGAATTGCAGATTGCAACAACCAGCGATGACCCTGCTGGTGCCCCGGCATGGAGCGCATGGCAAAAGCTCACATTTGGAGATTTCACAGCACGCGCATTCAAATTCCGCATTTTACTGACATCCTCCGATATAAACGTGAATATATTTGTGACCGGCATCACGGTGAATATTGACATGCCCGACCGTGTTGAAGCTGCGGATGCCGTGGCTATCGCATCGGGCGGTATTGCTATATCGTTTGCAAATGCGTTCCGGGTAACGCCAGCGATAGGGATCACCGTGCAGGGAGCGACTGCCGGGGACACTCCGAAAGTTACCGGTCAGTCTAACACTGGCTTTACTGTGCAGGTATTGGATGCGGCTGGAGTTGGCGTTGCGAGAAATATAGACTGGATTGCAAAAGGATATGGCCGTGCGGCATAAGGAGAACACATGAGTCAAAGTGACTATAATTTACTGAATCAGTTGGGAGCAAACTTCCGCGCCGAACTGAATACGATATTGCAATCATCGCAAGAAAAGAACAGTGCGCTGACCGAACCGGCCACAAGGTTTGCGTATCAGTGGTGGGCAGATACAACAACCGGACTTCTGAAAATGCGCAATTCAGCGAATACAGGTTGGATTACAGTGATGAGTCTTACCGATGCTGTAAACGCTTCGCAGGTCGTGAATGCGCCTGCCGGGAATATAGTCGCTACCACATTACAGGATGCCATTGCCGAACTTGATGCCGAAAAAGCGGGCCTTGCTCTCGCCAACAACTTCACCGCCCGCCAGACTTGGAAATTCGGCGCAGTTATATCCCCAGCCGCAGGAATCTTAACACTGGGCACTGACGGTAACGCTTTCCACATTGGTGGCACAGCCCAGAATATCACTGACATAACCCACATAACTGGCAGCGGCCCATTCTTTGGTGTTGCGGATGTTGCACACACTTGGAAGCATGCGGCAGGAGTTCTTGAAACTAATACCGGCGCTGATATTTTAATGGCAGCCGGTGACCGTTTCCGCATGGACCAAGACAGCGATAACACTACTTGGCTGATTACGCAGGAAGGGGCGGCTTCTGGCGGTGGCACACCAGAAGTCATCCATGTGCAAGACCAAAAGACAAATGGAACAAATGGCGGCTCATCTGTTGTTGGCCAGCAAACACGCACACTCAATACTGTGGTGACTAATACTATTACAGGGGCATCTTTAGCATCTAATCAGATTACACTTCCTGCGGGTACATACGAAATAAGCGGTGGCGCACCAGCATTCAACGCGGATGCACATAAGATCAGACTATATAATGTGACGGATACAGCAGTAGCTCTTGTTGGTTCAAATGCGTATTCTCGTAGTGTTTCTTCTGTACAAAACAGGTCTGTTTTCAATAATCACAGGTTTGTTCTGGCGGCAACAAAAGCTTTAAGGATTGAACATTATTGTGCAACCGCAAACGCAACTTCGGGGCTTGGTGTAGCTGTAACAAGTGGTGATATTGAAGTATACACTGACATACGAATAGAGAAGGTAGCATAAGATGAAAGTAATCAAAGCTATCCTCTGGTATATGGCAGGATTCTTCATCGTCCCTTTCCTTGACCTTGTAACACCGAAGGATGAGACGAAACATTGGCGGTATCTTGATAGGTATTTTGGCAACCCTTCCAGTGATGGCATAGCAGGTGATGCTGATTACAGGAAACGTGTCAAACGCTTCCGCAGGATACGCTGGTATCTTCGCAATCCCATAAACGCATACCTCCGCTCACTAGGACCAAATGGATTAGTGCAGCGCATCAAAGTCTCACATGGCTACTTCATCACGAAGGTAGTGGCATGGATTGATAACGAGCGCTATTGGATGTGGGATATTAAACTCTGGGAGAAAGGGCACCTATGGCTGGGGTATAAATTGCTCGATGACTGGCGACCGGAGTTCAATTCCCGGCTTCGCGTGCTGCACCACTTTGAGAATCAGATGATAATCTTCCCACTAAAAAACAAACCAGCATTCCAAGTATTGCCACGGAGTACAGTATGACCGCGCGCAAACCCGCCTCACAGGCCGATATAGGAGAGGCAATCGGGAAACATGTTGATGCAATGCACACCGACTTCAACCAGAAATTGAAGTCTCTCGAATCCAGCGTTGAATCCCTCTCTCAGGATATAAATGCCACCAGCAAATGCGTTGTCGAAAATGGGAAGCAAGTTGCTGACATGGCTTCGACCATGCAACAATTTATTGACGCGAAAAATGGCATCGGACTAATAGGTGACGGGATAATTTATGTTGGGAGGATCGTGCTGGCCATATCTGTGATTGGTGCTGCAATCTGGGGCGCACTACATTTCGGGGGACAGAAGTAATGAGGGACATTGCAGTAAGTATGATTAAGCGCCATGAAGGCCTTAGGTTGAAAGTATATACTGACACGGTTGGAAAGCCAACCATTGGATGGGGGCGCAATCTGGAGGACAAGGGGATAACTAGAGAGGAAGCCTCTGTGTTGTTAAATAATGATATTGCTGAGACCGCTGCATGGCTTAATACTCTACCGTGGTTCGATGCCTTGAATATTGCACGGCAGGCAGTCATCATGGACATGGCATTCAACCTTGGTAGACACGGACTGCTCGGGTTCCCGAAGATGATTGCAGCGCTGGCCGAGCAGAACTACCTCCATGCAGCGAGTGAGATTTTGGACAGTGATGCCGGGAGGATGTTGCCCACACGCTATGGCGAACTTGCAGAAATTATGAGGGCGGGTACTATATAATCCGGTGGCCGTAGTCCCTCAAATCGGCGGAGCTAGACCTAGGTAATGCTGGCAGCGTGGACTTACTGCCCCACTGGTTAATAAAGGAGAATGATATGGAATTTATCTATGGTTTGATACTCGGTTTAATCTCCGGTGGCGGGGTGATGTATTTCGTTGGCCGGAAGCATGGCGGCTTGTATGACCGCGTCAAGAATGTCGCCAAAAAGATTGACGAGGATATTCACGGCGTATGATGCCATTCGCTGCCATTCTAGCAGCCCTGAAAGGCCAGCGGGAGCGGGTGACGTGGGTGATACTCGGAATGGTGGCAGCTTATTACCTGCTGACGTATGGGATGGAGATTGGCGAGCTGAAGTCTGACAACAAGTGGGCGACCGCTACGATTCAGCAGCTTACGGAGACGGTATCAAAACTGGAAGACAAGTGCGGAGGGTGATATGGCGTTCAACTGGAAAGGAATAGTCTCAACAATAGCCCCGATGATTGGTACCGCTATCGGCGGCCCCGTCGGAGGCATGGCAGCAAATGCAGCATTGACAGCTTTAGGGATTACTCCAGAGGCAGGAAATGAGGAAGCGCAGTTGCAGCAGGCTATGGTAACCGCAACGCCGTCTGATCTGCTTAAACTCAAAGAAGCCGATCATGCTTTCGAGAAGGATATGAAGGCACTCGATGTTGACCGGGAGAAGATTGCCGCCGGAGATCGGTCTGGGGCGCGGCAGAGGGAAATTGCAACTGGTGACAACGCCCCTAAGATACTTGCTACAGTCGTTGTGACGGGCTTTTTCGCCACATTATACACCATCGCATTTGTGAGCATTCCAGCGAGCGCACAGCAACCGATTAACATATTGCTTGGAGCCTTGACGGCATTACTGATTCAAGTCGGAAACTACTATTTTGGGTCAAGCGCAGGAAGCGCAAGGAAAACTGATTACCTTGCCAACAGTATTCCGAAATGAACGCACTCCCACGCTGGCTTGCTCCCGTACTCGTTCCGGTGATATTTGTTATCCTGGTATTCAGGATGCCTAGGAAGTTTGGGAAGTCCTGATTCTCCTTAAATCAATCGAACCCTCTTTCTGGGGCCTAACTACCTAATCAGCTCAAACACGCAGAATATCGCTTCACTTCGTACGGGAATCATGACTTAGACCATACATCCTTCATGCGTTCTTGCTGCTCTTCCGTTAATGCCTTCCGCCATATCCCTTTCTCGTTCGTGGATAGTCCAACCAGTTCCGGATAAACGCATTCGCCATCTTTTCGGTGCTTGTCGAAATTGGCGGGTGTAGAGAACACCCGCGAGGAGGTAGGACACTGCGCCACGGGACTCCCCCAGTTGATGCCATCAAGCGTCGTCTTTTCCATATTCAAAACCCCACATCATCGTCTGCGCCCGCAAAAGGATCGGTTGTGTCGGGCTTGCTATATTCCTTCGGCTCCGGCGCACGGCGTTCCGTAGACCCCTTCTTCCCTCCGATCAGTGCAATATCACTCACGTTCAGATCCAGCGATGATTTTTCAGCGCCTTCCTTATCCGTATACTGATTCAGTTTGATTTCGCCTGTGACGGATACCTGCTGGCCTTTGACGAGATACTGCACCAACCCGCCTTCTGCCCGTTTGCCGAAAATTGTACACCGCACCCAGGATGTTACCTTGTTATCGCCATAGCCTGATTCGATGGCTACCGGGAACGACGCTACGGCTGTGCCTGATTGTGTGTGACGGACTTCGCAATCGCGGCCAATGTTCGCGATGAAATTACATTGATTCTTTGCGCTCATTTCATTTCTCCTTTCCCAACTCAGGTGCATACTCCCGGATGAATATCTCCATATCATTGTGCGAAATTGACAGCGTTGCAATTCGAGTGTGTCCACCCCACAATTTTGGCCCCGCGATCCTGTATCCGCAAGAATCGCCTTCTCTTGATAATATTGCTGTCACATGCCCCTCTCCATTTTTTACTATTTCAAGTGTGAAACCATTATTTTTTCCCATTTTAATTATCCTTCTCTATATCTCTTTCAATCCGCATTGGCATTAAAATCATTTTAATACCATCACAATCCGGTGAATCAAATGTTATTTCGATAGGGTCACGGTTAGATTTCATCCTGAGTTTCGATGTTGAGCAGGACGGGTCTAACCTTTTTGCGGTTGTCGCAACATAAGACGAGTTAAATTCGATATATTTTACCCCAACGTCATCTTCTGAGAATTTTGGCATAACTTTATCAATATCATAGAAGGTGGCATCAATTATGGATGCTTGCAGCAACGTGTTCGGCAGTTTATTCCTAATCACATCCAGATCAGAACACTGAATTATCACGTCAGTTTCTTTATCCGGAGTTGTATAAAGTTTGATCTCAACATTGCATTTCCGAGATTGGCGCACAGATAATGGTTTAGTTTTTAGAATAAATGCCTTTCCCTTGAATGGCTCGACAACATTATCACAAGTGACAAGGTAATGGCCATTGGTTCCTGTCACCCTGCCTGACGGCTCAATGAGAACTCCGGAGATATAAGGCCGCTTCTTATCATCACTTTGAGCCAACTGGCACGCGCTGAATGCCAGAGGGTTAGTCACAACTATTGTTTCCATCGTTATTGATGTCTTCATATTCCTTCTCCTTTATTTAGTGCCAGTCGCAAATCCTTACGACCTGCTATCGACGCTGGCTCGCCGTGCGTGGAGTTGTAGGAGGAGAGAGGACTCCACGCAAAACTGTTACTGCATTGCCCAAGAAGGAAGCCCTATCACATGGGATACTTCCTCTCCTGTGTATCCAGGCCAATCATCAAAGTCCCGGCACAAGCGATACTTGTCCAGTGCCTCATCAATCTGGACGCGGCCTAGATCAATGCTCGCTTCATCCAACTGATAGCACTCCACGACATACGGCAGCGTTTTTTCCACCGCGATAAAATGAAACCGCTCTTTCTCGACCCCGCGCATGTAGTGGGCAGCTTGCCAGTGGTAACGAAAATCTGCGCATGACTTTGAGAACGCGCCAGGGCTGGCGCACCGTGTTGTTTTCAGATCGGCGATATAATCATCACCAACATAATCGGCCTTTGCCTTCATCGGCTCACCCGTTCGCTCATCCTCCCAGAAAGCCGCCATTTCAGCCTTACCACCGGATAACAATTCCGAAGCCATAGAATGTCCGTAAACGGCCTTTTGGATATTCATGGCCGTGTCGTATAGTTCAGCCTTCAACTCCTCCTTTCCGTCGGCAGCATCCATCAGCGCGGCGTATTCCTCTTTGCCTGCCTTGGTGCGCTTGTCGATCTTCGGGAATACGACATATCGCTTGTCGAACTCGTCTGGCTCGAGAACAGCGCAATGAATCACCGTACCCTCAAACATTGCCGGGGACTCCGGATATGGCGTATGAACTTTTGCGGGGCAAGACATTCGTGCAAGAAGACTCTTGCTGATTGCCGGGTCGGCGAAGTAGTCAGCGTCAGACATTTTGATAATTTTAGGCATCCCTAGCCTCCATAACATCCTCAAACACGCGCCGCACAAAAGCGTCCCGCACTTCCGGCCATGGCATTTTTACGCTAGATAATCGTGAAAGTCCGGCTATATCCTCGCAGAAATTTCGACCTGAAGGTGTGAGCAGTTTTTCATCCGTCATGTATGCAACTTGCATTTCGCCTGAGCTTTTTCCCCATCTCGCGTTATCAAACTCATCGAATAGCCTGCCGCACTCATTAAGAAAACGCGCTTGCTCTTCGGCATCCATATTAGCAAATGCACCAGCAAGCTGCTCCGGTGATGCATCAACTTCAACATTCACAACAGCTTTAATAGTCATGCCTTCCCCCTCTGTATATCAACCTTTCTAGCTGAAATTATCTTGCTGTAAGTCGTTCTCCCGCCGGGAGCGGTTTTGTAAATACGCTCCAGTTCCTTAACCGTTTTGGCAGCTTTTATTTCAGCTAGCACCCCAACGTCCACGTCAGGCTCCCAAACATGATCCCACCGTTTGTCATACAGGCCATTCCCGAATTGGTCGCCAAACGTCCTTGCGGCCCTTTTCAAGCCGTCGGTAACGGCCTGCTTCCCGGCTGACTCATTAGCAGCCGGGATCTTGCGTGCTATTCCCTCACCGTAACCAACATCTTCCCTCCACGATCCCAAAGCAAACATCTTAACGATTGCTTGAGCAGACACCACTTTATTCCCTTTTTCATTGTCTGGACATGGTGTAAGGATGAGGCTGGTTACCTCATAACTCCATCCATCGAAATTGAAAATGCGGTTAGCGTTTCTGATAACGTTATGCCCTTCAATGTAATCAACATTATTCCCTGAAACAGATCTCGACATTACCTGATCTTTAGACAGCGGCTCCCCAAGCTTGCCGCTGTCTAATATGGCCTTTATTGTTGCATCATTCATCCTCTTCTCCTTTTCCTGTCGCACGCCAGAACCACCAGCCCTACAATGATGATGGCCAGGCATAGGGATATGATGATTGCTTGCCAGCCATTCACGTTAATTCATCCTCAGCCAGATCATCATCCGACGCGGCTATAAGTAGCTGTAATGCAAAAACTTCAGCGTGCCTTCTGCATAGGGTCTTTCCATTAAACATTATCCTTGCCTTGCAGCGACATTTCATGACTGCCTTTTCCGGATCGTTGGTATAAGGGCTTGCACAGACAGCCTCGCAGCGTGGCAAGTCGTGTACTTTATTTATCATGTGTATCATTTCAATTCCTCCTTAAGCCGCTCAATAAATCCATGATCAGCCTCGGCCAGTCTTGCCGCCGCTTTCTCCACGCCAGCGAATCCCGTGGCTGCTATCCTGTCAGCGGAGAATAACGCGGTGACTTCATCAATAATGCGGCAGTTGTAGTCCTGCATTCTGCGTTCGAGTTCAAGGTCAACTTTCATTATCTATTGCCTCCCGCTTAATCAATTCAATCCATGAGTCAGGAATTGCCCCACCTTCTCTCACAAATGAAGCCTTATTCCATGCCTCAAATGTCACAATAACAATTGTTCCTTTATCATCAATATATGCTATGGGATTTTCCATCATCGTCTCCATATTCTGTTTCATATTTTCCACCCTGTTTTCCCTCTCACCATTTCTTTTAGCATTTCCTCTGCGGCGGAAAGTGCGGCGGAAAGTGCGGCAGTCCTGATAGATTCATCGCCTGTTTTCAGCCACCTAACAATAAGATTGTAGTCCGCATCAGTACAGTATGCTTTGATTTTAGCGATGCTGATGAGCGCTTGCCTGCGAGCAAATTCGAGTAAAAGATTATCTGCATTTAAATGATGCGATATATCGCCGCATTGATGCTGCATGCTTGTCAACAGGACTGCCGTGAGCCACAACATCGCCTGAAAGCTCTACTCTATAAAGAATTGAGCCTGCTGCATATCCTAATGCGTCAATCAGGCTGACACTTGCATGCAGGCCATTCGTGCAGGGGATGATTCTCCCTGAGACTTTATGCGTTCTGCCTCCCCGAATAACACGATTATCTCCGTGCGCCAATCTACGGTTATTCGGGGAGAAGTAAAATCCTTTAACTTTCATTTGTATGATAGGTTTGTAGTATTTCACTGGAAATTATCTCCTTTTCAATCCGCCTCACCGCCGCCCTATATCCAGCCTCAAACGCTACGTCTATTCTATGGCTTCCATGGCTAGACAATCCACGCCATTCCCTTAAGGCATCTGACACATCACCATTTGTATGCATATCCACACATTCTTGGTAATGCATGATACGATTTGAAAGTTCCATTTGATTTTCAAATTCAAGATCAGTTTCCATTTGTTTCTCCATATTCTTCCTCGTATGGGTCATCAATATGCGCTCCCCAGTTGAACAGGTACACCACTGCAAGGGCGAAGAGGAATGAGATTATTGCGGCAGTCATTTTTTATTCCTTTCAGACAGCACAGCCAGTCTGCATTCTGTGTTCGTGGATATTGCACATGCGGCTTCAAGCGGCGTTGCCCCGGCCTTGATTGCCTCTATTAACTCATACGCCATGGCTGTCAGCACTATATTTTTCCAGTGTGTTTTCATTTCATCCCCCTCTGACTTTTCTGCCATTCTACCAAATCTTCAATCTTCTTCCGTGTTGGAAAGTTCGGGCCGAATACAAGTCTGTCTAAAAGCCCTTTGATGCTGGCTATCTCATAGACCCCGTCCGGCGACGTTGTTTCAATAACGATCGGCTCAACCTTCATTCCAGTCATCCTCTGCACGCGCCTCTTCCCACCGCCGGTCTTCCTCGGCACTGCCACAATCAACACAGACCCAGCGCGTTCCGTTCTGACTTGATATGCGCATTGCGTTAACCATTGGCTCATGGCATACAGGGCACAGTTCAATTTCGTCATCAATCATAATCACCTCCTACGGATGCCCGAATAATTGCATAATAATTGACCCCTGTCAAGTGACCGTGTTGACTATTGTCATTGACATAAAGGAAACTATCTGTATATTGGCGGCATGTATATCAAAAACCTAAGAAGCATTATTGATCAATTATTGGCTACCGGCCTGACCCAGCGCGCCATTGCAGAAGCCGCCAAATGCGAGGAAGCTGTTGTTCACCGGCTCCGCACTGGCAAGCAGGCCAATATATATTATTCGACCGGGAAGCGGATTGAGAAAATGGCGCGAGATCATGGGATAAAGATATAGGCCAGCCGCTATCAGCCCACAGCCGGGCTTAGTAAGAGCTGCGGAGTTGCTAGTCCCGATAGGTTTCAACTGGTATAAATTTAATTGGAGGTAACAAATGACTTTACGGTTCGGAGACGAAGTTTCAAATATTTGCGCAGACGCTGAAAATCCGATGTGGCATTGTTATTTTGTCCGCCATCTAAACAAAATGATTGAATGCACCGATAAAAAGGGCTCATTCTTTGTAATTGGGCGGGATTCGATTTACCCTGGGCACTTGCCCATTAGCGAATGTGGAAAGCTTTTTAAGACAGTGTGGAAAAAAAGGTTTCGAGCATGACCGATACCGGCAAAGTCCGCCAAGCACTCCTCCGCGCTGCATTCGCACAAACAAAATCACTATCGCTTATCCGTGAGTTGAAGCGGATTTATGAAACGAGGGAATACGCGCCGCCGCTTGCATTGAAAGGGTGAGCGGGTTACAGTTGCGTTTGGTGCCCTAATCAGGCTAAGTGTGAAATCTTGGACTAACTCCTCCAAGAAGAACAGCCAAACGTATTCAAAAGGAGTTTCTATTGGCAAAGCTTATCTATTCCGGTAAAGACGATCTACCTCGGACAATAATTCATGTACATTCTGGCGAACAGTTTTTTGCTGCAATCAAGGCATTAAAATATCCGTGTGGCGGTAAGAAAACCGTCCTTAAAAACTTTGAGCAACTTATCAACAGAGATCGTAAATCAGCATACGGTTGGAAGATTGCGTAATGGCTCACCGTGGATATATTAAACTCTACAGAAGATTACAGAACAACCCGTTATGGCTTTCCGAACCATTCACTAGGGGGCAAGCATGGATAGACCTAATTATGTTGGCTAATCACACTGACGGCTACATCCGAAAGAGAGGTATCCGCATTGAGATTAAGCGGGGACAGATAGGGCATTCAGAGCTGTCATTGGCAGAGCGTTGGAAATGGTCGCGTGGAAAAGTGCGGAGATTTCTCTCTGAATTATCGCAAAAAACGGTACAACAGATAGTACAACAGAAAACAAAGCTAACCTCTGTAATTACAATAGTTAATTACGATATGTATCAAAGCGACAGTACAACAGACGGGACAACAAGCAGTACAACAGACGGACAACAGACGGACATCAAACGGTACCGGAACAAGAATGATAAGAATGATAAGAATGATAAGAAACAAACAAAAACAAGTACCGCGCTATCGCGCTTTGATGAGTTCTGGAAAGCGTACCCAAAAAAGAAAAATAAAGGCACAGCAGAAAAAGCTTGGAAGAAACTATCTCTTGGCAACGGTTTGTTTGACAAAGTCATAGCTGGAGTAGAAAGGGCAAAGGGTACGCCTGACTGGCAGAAGGAGAACGGGACATTTATTCCACACCCTGCATCATGGCTTAACGCTAGAGGATGGGAGGATGAGATATTGAAACCTGACATCCCACAACCTACACCACTGCCACCACAGGAGTTTTGAAATGGTAAAAGTAGAATACGCTTATGTGGGAGCATGTTTATTGAAGCATGAATTGATCGGACTTCTACCAATCAAGTCCTGTTATTTTTCCGATGCTGATTGCCGCAAGGCATGGGAATCAATTATATCCGGTAATGATGACATTGTTTCAGTTTATCACAGCGTCGGATCGGAAGACGTTGTTGCAGAAATGATGCACGCTGCTGACGTCAAGGACGCTGAGAGGCAGGGGCTTAAAATAATTGATGCCTACAAAAAGGCAGCATTCAAAGGTGCCCTTGTTGCCGCACACAGGAAAATTGAGACTGGAACATCCATTGATGATGTTGTTACTGAAATTGTATGTGCCGCCGATAAAGGGAACGAATCAGACTACAAGGACGCGATTGATGTGATGATTGAAGTGCATCAGGACATCGAAGAAAGACACAGCGGTAAAGAGACTTCACGGTTTATCAAATCAGGATTCCCTGATCTTGACGCTTTGACCGGAGGTATGGAAAGAGGGAGTCTGGTTGTAATTGCTGCACGGCCCAGCCATGGAAAGTCCGCTCTTGCTTTAGGGATATGCCAGAATGTTGGGCGCACGCATAAAGTTGCATTTTCATCTATCGAGATGGATTCCCTATCCCTTGGGTACAGGCTCTTATCGTCTCAGTCAGGGCTTGATCTGAAATTACTCAGAACGGCCACCAGATTTCCGAATGAGAGTTGGAGAAAAGCTGTAAGTGGAATTGAGGGAATAAAATCCATCAACATGGTTATTGATGATAACCCAAACATGACAGCGGCGGCAGTGGCGTCACAGGCAAGACGACAGAAGACAAAAGCTGATCTTGATCTTCTGGTAGTTGATTATATCGGGTTGCTCTGCACGGAAGGGAAAAACAAACCACGCCATATTGAGATTGGAGAAATGACACGCATATTTAAGGGGCTGGCAAAGCAATTGGATATCTGCGTTGTAATCCTATGTCAGTTAAACCGGGATGCTGAGAATAAAAAGCCAACTCTTGCGATGCTTAGGGAATCAGGATCAGTCGAACAGGATGCTGACATTGTTATATTTCCATACCAATATATTGATGAAAAGGGAGATGCAGCTGCAAGATTGATTGTTGCAAAAAACAGGAATGGCCCGACAGGAATCGCACCTATTTCATGGGTGAAAAGCATAGCCAGTTTCAAGACATTGGCAAAAGGAGATTTTGTATGAAAGGTGTTTATATTGACGAAGGCTTCATTGTGTTTCGGTGTGGTGGATATGACTATAATATACCAATGGAAAAACTCGATACTCCGGAACGAATCCTTGCGTGGACAGTTTTCCTTGCGCAAAACCACTGGACGACGAAAGAAGCCATTGCTGAATTTGTTGTGTTGGCGCTTGGGAAATATCCGACAATATGATAACGCCATAAGTAAACCTGATACAACCCACGCCACACATAAGAAATCCTGAATTGTTTTCCGGCGGCGAGGCGATAAATTTGAGCGAGGAGGTAAACATGGAATTGGAAGAAGTCAAATACAGAAATTGCAAGAATTGCGGCAAGCCATACCCCAGGTGCGATTTTGTACCATCGGTCGAGTGGCCGGTAGCTGGTGAGCCGATTCAAGGCACGTACCGCGTACACCGTAGATCAGAATGCAACCCCTGTCTCCGCCGGGAGATGGAAAGGTTGAAGAGGGATGGGTCGCAGAAAGCGAAGCGGCGTTACTGTCAGATTGAAAAGTCACTGGTGGTAAGATGAAATGGAGAATAAAAAGAAAATAGATTATAACACGTTTATTTCAAACAAAAAACATTTGTCCGGGGACTTTGGTTTTGATTATTTGTTTTCACCCGATTGCGCGTTTGATTTTCAACGGGAAATAATCCGTAGTGCAATAAAAAAGGGAAGGATGGGTATATTTGCAGACACAGGGTTGGGTAAAACATTAATAGAATTGTCAATCGCGCAAAATATAGTCGAGAAAACTAACGGGCGTGTTTTGATTCTAACGCCGCTAGCTGTTGCCTTCCAATTTCTCGATGAGGCTGAAAAAATCGGAGTGCATGATGTTTACCACTCTAAAGACGGCAGACTAGGAGGGAAAATTGTAGTGATGAACTACGAACGACTCCATATGCTCAATTCGTCAGATTTTGAATGCGTGATACTGGACGAATCAAGTATTCTGAAAAATTTCAATGGTAAAATTAAGAACGCAATAATATCATTTATCAAAAAAGTCCCATATCGTTTTTTGGCATCCGCCACACCTTCACCTAATGATTTTACTGAATTGGGTAACAGTTCCGAGGCTCTAGGATATTTGGGATACATGGATATGCTTGGCAGGTTTTTCAAAAACAATCAAAATAGTGTCGATTCAAACAATCGCAATATCGGTGAGAAGTTTTATCTTATGCCGCATGCAGAGCGTGACTTTTTCATATGGGTTAACGATTGGTCAATAATGGTCAAGCGTCCATCTGACATCGGCTTTTCAGATGATTTATACGAATTACCAGAACTTATTACAAACAATACAATAGTAAAAACAGAGGATAAGTGGCTTTCCGGCGATCAAGGCGCTTTATGGGCCGTTCCTGCGAAGTCCATGACAGAGATTCGCAATGAACAAAAGGCAACGGTCAAAGAAAGATGCCATAAAGCTGTTGAACTGGCATCCGGCAAAACGTCAGTATATTGGTGCAACCGAAATGATGAAAGCGAATTGTTAAATAGCTTGGATTCTGATGCTGTTGAAATTACCGGCGGAATGACAATAGATAAAAAAGAATCAATTTTGCTCGCATTCGCTCATGGTGATATTCCGAGAATTATTACAAAGGCTAGGATGACATCAATGGGACTGAATTGGCAGCACTGTAATCATACTGTGTTTTTCCCTACATGGTCGTATGAGCAGTATTATCAGGCGATACGCAGATTCTGGCGGTTCGGTCAGACTAAGTCTGTCGTTTGCGATATTGTTATATCTGAGGGACAGTGTCGTGTAGTTACTGCGATGGAGCAGAAAAAGCAGAAGTCGATCGACTTGTATGAAAACCTTGTACGAAATGTTAATAGAAAATACAACTATGAAGTGAAAGCGTTTGACAAAAAGTTAGACGCCCCTCAATGGGTATGATGCAAACAAGGAGTATATAGAAATGACGTGCAAAGAACAGGTTAAAGAAAATAATTATTGGATAGTTAACAGCGATTGCATGGAAGTATTATCGGAACTGGCAGAGGAGTCCATAGATTTATCGGTGTATTCGCCACCTTTCTGTGGATTATATCAGTACAGTAGTTCATATCGTGATTTCTCGAACTGCGAAACGCGCGAACAGTTTTTGCAGCAGTATGAGTTTTTAATTTCGGATATATCTAGGGTAACAAAACCGGGTAGAATAAGCGCGGTGCATTGTACTGACGTGTTCGACAATTCCTGCCACCTTTGGGATTTCCCTCATGAAATCATTAACCTCCATGAGAAATACGGATTTCAATATCGCAACAGAATCACAATATGGAAAGAGCCTCTGAAAGTCCGCATGCGCACTATGGTCAAAAGCTTGATGCATAAATTGATTGTTGAGGATTCAACACAATGTTTCACGGCCATGCCTGATTACATGCTAATTTTTACAAAACGCGGAGAAAACCATGTGCCAGTTACTCATGATAGTGGCCTGACTCGATATTTCGGTGAAACTCCAATTCTGCCGAACATGTTGAGGGCATGGAATAATGCGAACGAATCACATTTGACAGCAGAGGAGCTATGGAAGCATCTAAACAATAAATTTTCTGATCACAAAGACCCAAAAACATGTAAGTTATCACATTATATTTGGCAAAGGTATGCCTCCAGCGTGTGGGATGATATTCGCATTGACAATGTTTTGCCTTTTCGTGATTCTCGCGAGGATGATGATGAAAAACATGTACACCCGTTGCAATTAGATGTAATTGACCGGATTGTTGAATTATATTCTAATGATGGCGAAGTCGTTCTAACTCCATTTATGGGCGTAGGATCAGAAGTTTATAGTGCTGTTTCACTGGGTCGGAAGGCAATAGGGGTAGAATTAAAAGATTCATATTTTAAGCAAGCGAAAATCAACTTATCATTAGCAGGCAAAAGATTCGATAGCCTTTATGAGGAAAGTAAACAGGAAACCCTGATATGACCCGGACGCAATACCTGCCCTCCCTTCTAATAGCAATCAACATTGCGAGCGCCGCGATATATATGGCGGACGGTGACTGGCGGATGACAGGGTATTGGGTGTGTGCGGCAGGAATAACTTATTGCGCATGCTTCAATCTGTGATATGATTTATGCACATCCAGTAGATGAGGGCGTGTTTAGCGGCACGCCCGAACTGGATGAAAACTACCTACTGGATTTTATAATGCGTATAACACAAGATGTTTTTCTAAAAAGAAGTAGATTATTCCATGGCGACAGATATAGCTATGAGAAATCAGTCTACGAATCCACTCTGAAAGAAGTTATTATAATATGCCATATTCATGGTGAGTTTAAACAAAAACCAGAAGTTCACTGGCGAAGCGGATGCCCTAAATGTGGAAATGGCCAAGCACGGAAAAAGAAAACTACGGATTCATTCATAATCCAAGCAATATTGGTACATGGTCATAAATATGATTACTCAAGTGTTGTGTATACAGGGAACCATAACAAAGTAGATATAAAATGCCCTATGCATGGCGTATTTAAACAGGAACCGGTTAGCCATTTGTCAGGGTGCGGATGCAGACGATGTATAGTCGCTTGGAATAAAGGGGTGAAAGGCTCAAGCCCTTGGAATAAGGGTGTTTCAAGGTTCAAATCACAAGAAGAATACAGGAAGCATCAAAATGAGTTACGGAAATTAAGGCGTAAGAACGAAACAAACAGGGAAAGAATAGCTGACAGAATAAGAACATTGATACGAAACCAGCTCAAGATTTACTCAAAACAGCCAAAAAAAGGCACAAAGACTGAAGTGTTACTAGGATGTAACATCGAAGTATTTAGAAAACATCTTGAAAATAATTTTTCAAAAGGAATGTTATGGGATAATTATGGCAACGGAAAAGGGAGATGGAACATTGACCATATAAAACCAGTATCCTTGTTTAATTTGGATTGTATTGAACAACAAAAAGAGGCATTTAATTATAAGAATTGCCAGCCAATGTGGGCAATAGATAATATCAAAAAGGGGGCAAAATGGAATTGATTATGTTTGCTGCTGGTCTAACGTTTTGCGTTGTGTTCAAATGAAAGCATGGCGAGTTGACGATGGTGACGAATGGTGCGTACTTGTTTTTGAGCCCACACGTAGCCGTGCAAAGTCTGCGTTCAAGGAGAATGGACCGGCATTATACAACATGGACTACGAATGGGTAGGCATCCGCGCCATCAGACACCCGGCACTGGATGGGATGATTGACCACGAGGCGCTGTTTGATTCTCCCGACGGCCTACCGGAAGGGGTAACTTTTTGGCCGGATGAAGCGGTATGAGGTATATTATCCGCTCCCACGACATAGCAGCCCGAGCCGCATGCGCCGTGAATGACTTGCCTGTGAACCCAGAACACCCGTATGTCGTATCCATCGGTGAGGAGACGCGATCATCGGCACAGAACAGAAAAGTCCATGCTGTGATCGGTGATATTGCGCGCAGTTGTGAGTTTATGGACGAAGCACGGACGATGGAGCAATGGAAAATACTATTAGTTTCGGCACATTATATTGCAACTGGAAATGATGCTAATGTTATGCCGGGTCTGGAGGGTGAATTCGTCACTCTACGCGAAAGCACTGCGAGGATGACCAAGGGCCGGATGATCAGTCTGATCGAATACTGTTACGCATGGGGCAGTCAGCACGGCGCTGATTGGTCGGATGATGCGATTGAAGTGTTTGATGAATTTGGTGTAGGACATTTGGCGACAAAGGAGAAATAATGCAGAGCAAGAATAAGAAAGCCCCAACAGCAAGCGAGCGCCGCCATATCGAGCGTGTAAAGTCGCTGCCATGTTCTGTCTGTGATGCTTTTCCACCCAGCGAGTGCCATGAACCGAATCAAGGTCAATGGTATACATCAATTGCTTTATGCCCGACCTGCCACAGGGATCCAGTTATGGGGCTCCATGGGCAAAAACGCGCATGGTTGATACGGAAGTTTGATATTCTGGATGCGCTGGGTGTAACGATACTTCGGTTGATGGATATGAATGAGAAATGAGTGAACATGCGCATCAGTCAGCGTTGTTTTCATGGGCGGCAACGCGCGATGATTTGCGCCTGATGTACGCGATTCCCAACGCCGCAAAACGCTCGCCAAGGCTGGCGGCATATATGAAATCTGAAGGGCTCAAAAAAGGATGCCCTGATATTTGCTTACCAGTCGCCCGCCACGGCTACCATGGCCTGTACATCGAATTAAAGCGCCCGAAGTCGCCGGGGAAGGCGGCGGGAAGGGTTACGCCTGAACAGGCTGATTATCTTGCTGCCCTCAGGGCTGAGGGATATGCAGCGCATGTTTGTTATGGTTGGGATGAGGCGCGTTCTGTAATTGAACAATATTTATCTGTGGCCATGAGATGATTCGAGAAGCGCTTTGATGCGCGGTTCATCGGCCAGCACATCATCGTAGAGTGCTTCAATAATGCGTGCCGGGATACGGCGGGAACCGCTCTCATAACACTGGAATGTGCGCTGCGCCACGCCATACCTTTTGGCGGCCTCTTTTGTTGAGATGCCGAGTAGCCTGCGATAGGCGATTAGCAGGATTGGTTTCATAGGTTCCCCCATTGGGATGCCATTGCATCGGCAATTCCTTGGAACGTTCTTGAACGAACCCTTGCGCACTCTTTTGCTGGTAAGCATTTTGCATCAGAATACCATTTAGGCATGATTCTGCCGCTCGCATATATTATTTTTTCGCCGCGATCTACAACATTCGTTTCAGTTAATAGCGGTAAATTTTTAAGCCACAATCCTGTTTTTTTGGAAAAAGGATCACCAAATTGCCACGGCTGGATATATTGATCGGGCTTCCGCCACACAGTTGACATAATCCCTACCGGGTTCTCAATACATAAACGCGGTATGTCAGCATTGGCTAGAGCCATAAAGAAATCAATGCCCTGCTGCTGTCTCCCATCGGCAATTTTAGTGGGGAAGTGCCGTGCGCCACTGACGCACAGATGGGTGCATGGTGGGTGCGCTATCATGAGATCGAACCCATCATTGACAATATCCATCACATCACACTGATAATGAGGGCCGATGCTATCCGTTGGCAGAATATCGCATGAAATAGCGTTATGGCCACGGGTTAAAAATGCGTCACGGACAACGCCGGAAAATTCGCATGCGATGAGTACATTCATAGTTCCCCCTGCCCAGCCAGGTATGCAAACCACAGCACCGACCAGAATATGATTCCGGATGCGAAAACGAGCAAATCTTCTTGCCATTGTTTCATGTTCAACCCTCAAGCCTCACCCCTGCCAAAGCAACGGCAGAAGTGAGTAGTTTTACTATCTGATAGCTTTGCGGCTACCACGCTTGCGATGATGATCAGGTCTGATAGGCGGACGGTCATGGTTCGACCAAGACTAATCAAGTTTTCGCCCTCGGTACAATCAGTAATGTGTA